AAGGAAGTCCCAACAAGCGGAAAAGAATTTCTGCATAGCATACCTCTTCTCTGTAAAGTTTGCAACGTGCGTTCTACGTCTGCACCATCAACACAATGTTGAAAGTAATGATCAATTTGCTCTTGATAGGAAGGAGCAAAGGTTTTACGAACCCACTTCCATAAATTTTCTATATGCATGTTTGTACCCATATGTCTTTTGAACAAAAAAATGCCGGCACGGAGGCCGGCGCGGTCACATTAGTCTTGTGAACTTTCTGTGAGTAACTGCTTCTCTGCTTTTTTATCAGCTTTAATTTCAATTTTCTTTGGCTTCTTATGCTCAGGAATAATACGTTCAAGGAAAACCTTTAACATACCATTAAACATTTCAGCATCTTTAATTTCAATCTGATCTTCAAGAGCGAATGTACGAGTAAAGTTACGGTTGGCAATTCCTCTATACAAGAAACTGTTTTCCTCTTCTTCATTCTTGGCACTACCCTTAATGACCATATTGCCACCATCGAGTTCAATTTCTATATCCTGCCTCGCAAAACCGGCCACGGCGATTTCGATAACGTATGTGTTATCGCCAGTTTTCTTAATATTGTATGGAGGATAGTTAGGAATATTTTTTGTCAGGTCATCATGCATTTTTGCAATGCGATTAAACTGATCATCAAAACCAACAAAGAAACGATCAAAGTCCTTGAATCCAGGACCGAATACTGATAGATGTGTCATAATTAACCTCCTAATTACTTGTTAGAAGTAAATAATTTTGATACCGCTACTTCTGCTGCAGCGCCTGTCACGTCCCAGTAAGTCTTAGCGACTTGCTTGGTAAATAAGGTTTGTGCATCAACAAATTGTTGGAGGGGTTTACGGACTTGTTCGTCACTGACGAACGTTTTGAGCCAAGATGTCTTGGATGATTGAATGGCGTCGATAGCCATGTCTGCGTATAATAGCATAGTTTGCTCCTTTAATAAGCGAGTGAATAGAAACCTACCCTAAAAGGCGTAGGCTCAATTATTTATAACAACAAAAGCTCAACACCAGCCTCATCAAACATAATTTTTGACGTTTCGAAGTTGAACCGCTTTGATTGTACTTCATTTGGTTGTGTTGTGACAACACATCTGATACCACGTTGGATAATTCCTTTTGCACAGTCGGTACATGGGAAGAGAGTACTGTAAAGAGTAGCGCCTCTAACATCTGCTGCATTATCCAATGCATTACGCTCTGCATGTGCGACAAATTGCAGTTTTAGATTCCGATCATTATATCTTTCCTCACAATCATGAACGCCACGAGGAAACCCGTTGTATCCAAGACCGAGCACTTGCTTATCGTCATTGACAATAACAGCACCAACTTTAGTTGAAGGATCTTTAGACCAGCCGGCTACGTGCCCGGCTAGATCTAAAAATCGTTTGTTCCAATCTGTCATACTTCAACAATCTTTACTGGATCGAACTCGGGATTTTCCTCGTACCCATGGTAACCACGTGGGTTTGCAACGACACGACACGTGTTAATCATGTAGTCAGAAGACGTATGAATATGACCATGTGTCCAAAGTTTGATCATTGGATGTTCGATAATGAAGTCAGTTAGATCGGATGCGTAGGCACCGTTCAATTTATCACCAACATACCGTCCACTGATAGATTGGAACGATGGAGCATGGTGACCCACAACCACCATCTTACGAGGTGACTCTGGACTCCATGTCTCTTTGATGTACATAGCATCGATATATGCGAGCATGTTTTTGTGATACATGATAGCATCATCCGGATGAAATTTGCAACCCGGATCACCAATTGCCACTTCACCGTTATAAACACCACGGTAGTCGTTCATCATCCTTTGTGCATCCCATTTTACTACTGGGTCATTACGGTAGAAATCTGTCCATAACGTACCGCCCACAAACACAATATCGTCGATAACCACACTGTGAGTGTCGAGTATATGTAAATTAGAAAGATGCGCGTACTGACGGGAGAGTACGTCATAGGTATAAGCATAATTCCCATGATAGTGCTCATGATTACCAAGAATGTAAATAACATTTTTAAAATCCTTACAAACCTGTTTAAACAGGTTTTGTGTGTTCTCTGTCGTTAAACTTCGAGGCATCTCTAAGTCAGCCGCGACAGTAATGTCACCTGACAGGATTAGGACATCAGCACCAGCATTAGGGATTTCAATATCCCCGAACTCAAGATGCAAGTCACTGACTATCTGTATCTTCATTGTAATCTATCTTGTGAATTAGTTTGTCGCCCATCCAGTGAGAACATAGCTCTTCTTTATTTTGTTTAAGACGTTCAAGTTCTTTTTGCAACTCCTCATATGTTATCTCACGACCATCGATAATTTGCTCACCAAGATGGCGCTGTGAGATCTCTTCGAAGTCACGATTGTGTTCTGACATTACGAGTTCATCGTAAGCATGTTCCAACGTTTGTGCTTCGATCGCATACTTCATACGAAATGTGCTAGTGGTATCAATTAGGAAGATTGGCATGAAAAACCTCTTTAGGCATATTAATGAGATTGGGATTATCTTTGAAACGACCCATGTTATCAACGGGTCTAGAAGGTTTAGTAAACACTTCCATAATACGAGGACTTGCTATTTTAGGCTCATATATTGATCTCAAATGTACGTATGCTTGCATAGCATTATTAAATTTAGTCATATTTTCTTTATGAACTAGAAAAAAACCTTCGCTTTCTTGTACACCAAGTGCAATTGCACCTTCGGAATTAGTAAAGACGAAGCCATCTGGAGTAGGAGAGAATGTAATCATTTGACTATTGTACACCACAATAACGTTATGGTCAACATTAACTAAATAGTTACTGGTTCTATAAAGAAAGTACATGGATCCGCTAACACTGCTGGCCCTTGCAAACGGGGCAGTTGCAGCCATAAAAAAGGGCTGTCAACTTTACAAAGACATAAAAAGTGCAGCTGGTGATGTAAAAGGTGTTATACAAGATATGGAAAAGCAGTTTGCTAAGCAGACTGAGGGTAAGCCACCGACTAAAGAACAGAAACAACAGTTCGAACAAAAGAAAAAAGAAGTAAAAGAAAATCTTTCAAAAGATCCCAACGATATCATGTCTATCATTGGAGACCAGTTGGGAACCTTCTTCGATGCAATGGACAAAATTGAAGAGTTGTTCTACGAGGAAGAAAGAAAATCAAAAGAGGTGTATACGGGTGATATATCACTAAGCCGTAGAGCACTACAGCGTGTACTGATCCGTTCCAGACTCGAGCAGATGGAAGTTGAATTACGTGAGCAGATGATTTACCACGTACCGGCTGAATTAAAAGATTTGTGGACACGTTTTCAACAAATGCGTGTACAAATTATAGAAGAACAAAAGGTTGCAAGAAAAGTTAAAGAAAAAGAAGATGCAATCAAAGCAGCCAAGAGAGCTAAACGGATGGAAAATCTCTCTCTAGAGATTTCACTTATCATCGGAGTAATAGTTTTGTTAATTATAATGGGACTTTTATTTACCTGGATCCACTTTGATAAAAAGAAAAGATGGCCAGAATTAGAACAGAGAACTTATCAGCAAGAGCTAGAAGCAGAAAAAAAACTTAGAAAAGAAAAGATTCTTGAAGCGATCCGGTATCTTGATGAAAAGAATTACGAACAAAACAGAAAACTAATAACACCAAATGAAGAAAAATAGATACACATTTTTAGAATGGGTATTTGATAGGGTTGGTTTTGGCAAGTTTATTTTAATATTGTACATATTCCTTCTTCTCGTTGCAGCAGGAGTACTAGGTATAGTAGCCTTATTCACTGGGGAATAATGTCAAATAAGATTGTTTGGTATGTTGTAGCAGCTGTTGCTATAGCTATTCCTATAGTGCCTGACAAATATAAGATCAGTATTAACGTCTCTCCGCCAACATCTACTCAACCAAAAACAACAAACAAGAATCCAATAGTAGCTTCTTGTACTCTTGTGCGGGAATCTACTACGCCTCAAGGAATGCACGTATGCGAGTACAAGTGTGAGGGATCGACATCCTCACTCTATAAAACCTCGATGACCAATAATTATGTTTGTGAGAAGAAAATTAAAGAGCGTATACGACCTGGTAAGTAGATTAGTTTTTACGACCAATGTTGTATTTGGTCACTAGCTCCCACTCATCTTTTTCTTTGAACGGGATGATCTTTATCTGTGACATAGGAGCGACAGGCTCTTTACTCTTTTGAGTATCAACGAGAGTAACAAGACCCCACTCAGCAATTAAGTTGGCTATTGTATTTCTACGACCTATATCTTCCTCTGAGAAGTTAGAGGGCTTACCATCTAAACCAAACAACTCTTTAAAGTGAACAATGTAATATAAACCTTGCTTATGAAGAATGTGACATGACTGAAATAGTCGCTGTTCTTTTTTTGATGCAACACCAATCCTTGTAAGCGTCTCTCTTACTTTGAGAAAATCTTCATCAATCTTGAGTTTCACCTCTACTAGCGATTCGAGTTTGGTCATTGTCTTCACCACGTTGTAATTTTTGTTTTATGTAGTGTAGGTTGTCCGACGAAAGTATAGTCAGTGCTTGAGTTGCTTTTTCTGTGCTGTAACCATAAAATTGTTTAACTGCCGCAATATCTTCTATATTCTCACGTTTCACCCACTTTGCAAACCTTTTTGCAGGTCGAATAGTATTTAGAAGATAGTGGTATTGGAGTTTATTATCAATACTAACCTTGTTCATCTCATTGGCATAGAGAATAGTATCAGCAAAGTACGATAAAGATTTATTGACGACAAACGGGACGTAATCCGATTCGGATATGTCTTCTTTAAACAAATCTTGTTTGTTGTGTGTTACGCTATTAATAAAATCAAATGGGTTCATGCTACTATTGTAAATTCGTTTACACGCATAATGTCATTGACTGCTAAATCTACTGCTTCGATAATTTTATCTGCAACACAATGAACGTCAACATGTAGCCCAGGCTTGTTTGCTGATCTTTCTCCTGTAAAATAACTTGGACGAACAAGCAGCGCGGCTGGCCACCTTGGACCAAAGTGCTGATGCGAATACGTTAGCGAGTCAAGTGCTGCTTTGTCAGATGTATACAAGTTTGAGCGAGACGGACCAAATCTTGATGCAAGCGAGCTAACATTTATAATGACGCCAGTAAAGGTGGTCGTTAAGACCTCGGCAAACAAGTCTCGCTGAAATATACCTGGTGCATTATTGATAATAACATCAAACGTCTGTATCTTCTTTATAATATCTGACCTGACGGATGGCAACTGTAAGTCGTATTGATTGGACCTAGAAAATCCCTTCACTTGTTGACCCTGTTTAGTGTATTTGTCAAACAAGACTTTACCAAGTCCTCTACTATGACCAGTAACGGCAACTAATATCATGTCAGCATCCTTATAAGGCCAATGGTATCAATAGATGTGAGCAAGATGTAGTTAGCCAGCATGCCAAAAGATTTCCTAGACCAAGAAGCCCAAGCATACAAGGCACAACCAGTAATCCAAATAGGATAGAGAGCCAAAAGAGGTGGGGTTGGCACTGTGGCAGCCATAGTAACCGAGCAACTAATACTGATAGCCCAAGCAAGCAACTCAACAGCAAACCGAATTCGGTTAGACTTATAATCATCTCTTATCCATTCAAACGTTGGTCTTAATAGAGTTAACATTACCAGTGCCTTATTACGCCTGCTACGATAACAAAGTTGGTTATCAAGTATACTAAAATAATAACGGTACGGACAACAGCAATCTTATCAGCAACATGATCGTTTTCATGAGCTTTCTTTCCCAATGCCTTAGCCCATATTGACCAGTAATATTTCAAGTATGCTTGTAACCTATATCTCATTTGAATGAGCACTCCACCATAACTTCCGTCATACAAGCAGCAATGTTAATCTCTTGATCAGCAACAAATGCAGCCTGGTATTGATACTTGGCTAGAATGAGAACTAACTGAGCTGCTGAGGAGGGATCCATTAGCTCAAACGTCTGGTCATAAAACTTCCTAAAGAATGTGGCAGGATCAACATCAGCATTCTCACCAACCCACTTACGGACATTAGAAAACTCTTTATTCTTTAGATATCCTATCAGATGTTTAAATGATTCCTCTTGCAAGTCCGAAAGGATACCAACATCAATCTTACCCGACGCAGCATAGCGCTGCAACTCATTGAGAACACGTCTCCAATCGGGAAAGTGCTTTGTTATGACATTGGCAACAGCTTTAGGATCATACTCGACTCCCTCTTTTGTAAGGACACCACATACTCGTTTAAAGAACAGAGCAGCTAGCTGCGACTTCTCTTCTTTAGGAATCACAAAGTCAATAACACTCATTCGAGACCAGAGAGGCTCAATCAGCTTGTTCTTAAAATTACAAGTAAGAATAAACCCACAGTTCTTACTAAACTGTTCAATGAATCCACGCAATGCAGGCTGTGTACTGTTAGCGTTTAAGTAATCAGCCTCGTCTAAAATAACATACTTACGTCCACCTGTAAAACTAACAGTAGAGGCAAAATTAAGAATATCATTGCGTAGAGTATCAATATTACCATGTAGACTACCATTGATAAGGATATAATCAGCACTGAGCTGATCAAGCATAGCGCGAGCCACAGTGGTTTTACCAACACCAGCACGACCAGTAAGCAAAAGATTAGGAACAGTATCATCGTTAACAAACTGTTGGAATACCGTCTTTAGCTGCTGAGGAAGAATGGTATCCGCAATTGTGTGTGGGCGGTATTTCTCCACCCAAAGAAAATCTTCTCTCATATTGTTTAGTTGCTAAAGGTTGAATGATTTGAATCCGCCATTATCCAATATTCTACATCACTTCCTTTGAAATGTGAAATATTCTTTGAAGAGATTTCTACATCATAGTCACCAGGCAATATCTTAATGTTCTCTGCTTTAAAGGCAAACTTAAATGAGTGATTGCTCATACCAACATCGATCTTAAAGGTATCACTTGTTGGGTCTGATGGCTTACCAACACCGATTGTTACATTCTCTCCATTACCCTCGACAATAATATGAGTCGATTGTAATGCGCCTAATGCTCTCATTGCTGATTGTAAGTTATCTGATGTCAGTTTAAAAGCAATCTCAGGCTCCGATACGTTTGGTGTTTTTGATGGAGGAGCAACAATTAATTCTGGATCAGCAAACGTATATGCTACTTTCTGGTGTCCTTGACTGATCAATACTTTGGTGTCGTCATATTCAATTTCAGGTTCATTGAATAATGATAGTACACCAAGGAATCGTGACAGATCAAAGATAGCAAACTCTTTTGGAAAGCTCTCTCCAATTGTCGTTCTTGCTAAAATGTTTCTCTGTGGCCCGATGGTAGTTTGTACGCTACCTTCGCGAAACAGCATCGATGGATTAATCATAGCAAAGTTTTTCAATATCTGCATCGTGCGGTTTTCAAGTTTCATTTTACTTTTCCTTTTTTCTCAACATACCAGCATCAGCAGTTGCTGGTGCACCAATAGCAGCAAGATCTGCCAAACTACCACCGAAGATATAACTACCAACGTGATTCATACTCATCCAAGGACACAGCCATACTTTCATATTAGCTTTGTCGACATTGTAACAGAACATGTAGTCCTCTGACAGATAACGCTTACTTACTGGATCGATGATACAATCAAAGTATGCATGAATCTCTCGTGAACCATCGAACGCCTCTGTACGAACGTGGTCTGGTTTGTATGATAGCTCAGGGAACTTTTCTTTGTATACATCAAACGTTTTACGACGAATCATCATAAAACCTGTACCCATTTCCATTACCTCAACAGGTTGTCCAATAGGAATTTCTTTCATTCCACCTTTAGGATTGAAAACGTAATCACCAACAAACTTTTCTAGCTTACTAGGATCCTCATCGGCAAATCCTTTATCAACAGCAATCTTAATCTTTTCCCAGCTGATACACTTTTTAGGATATGGACCACCAATAACATCGTAATCACTTTCTTCCGTCTGTAAGGCAAGAAGTGCAATAACGTCTTGAGGATTGAAGCCAATGTCACTATCAATGAACATGAGGTGTGTTGCATCGCTACGCAAGAATTCATCAACACAGTAGTTACGTGCACGTGTGATCAATGATTCGTTGAACAAGTAATATAGCTGCAAAGGAATCTGATACTTAGCGCAGATTGCAGCAAGATCAGCAACAGAGCGAGCGTACATACCAGCACACTGGCCACCATACATTGGTGTAGCAAGGAAAAGTTTCTTTGTTTGTAATTCAGATACGGGTACTTTAATTTCAAATGACATATCAATCTTTCTTTTTAGTAGTGCCAAATGGTCGGCCGGGTTTACGTTTTTCTTGTTCTGGTGGCTTCTCAACAGCCAACTCTTCTGCAATAGGAATACCCAACTGCTTTAGAGCTTGTTGTTGGGCATATGCTTCTTGTTGGTATTTCAGATCATGTTGTTTGTTTTTACCATACGATCCATCATAGCTATGTAATGCCTCAGCATTGAATGATAGGTACTGGCCGATACGCGTACCTTTTTGAATACGCATTGGTCCGCATGTAACGTGCATTACACCAGCCATTACACCATCATAGCCTGTATCGTAAAGGCCAGATGTTAAGAACACACCGTTACGGTTAAGAGTAGACCGTGTAATGACCCAACCAGCCTCACCCTCTCCGACTACAATCATATTCTCCATAACGACCTCGTAGTGGCCTTCAGGAAGATTGAAGTATCCTAATGGATCAGGTTTCATTTCATAAGATCCGCGGTGGACTTTTTCTTTCTCGTCAATCTTGAATGTAGATTGAGACATCTTAAATACTTTACCTAGACGCAAGTCAACTGCATTAGGTTGTACATCACCTTCCTTGACATTTGTTAACGATGAACGACTGTTAGGTCCCATAATATGTTTCATTGCCACTCCTTCATTATACTATCCATAATACATCTAATTCTTTGCTTCAAATAATCTATATCACCATCGTTCATAAGCACCTTGTCGACTAAGTGATCGTCAAAGGCTCTTTCCGTAATATGACCATCATATTGATATTGAGGTCTAATTATCTTTATGATCTTTGCTCCAAGGCCTTTCAGCACACTATACTCATTATCAAAGCGTAGATCAGTTACAACCCACAAATCAGAAGGTAAGTGTCTAATCTCATTGACAACATAATTAGTGAACTGCTTCTCATCAAAACGACGCATCAGCATACCAATCTCTCGAACTATCCGTCTTCCAGCAACAACACGGGAAACAGACTCATCGATGTTGAAGTAAGATGATGTCCGTTTAAAAGCATCATACTGATCATTATCTGTAGAGTCCAAATCAAAGATATGCTGTACTTCTTTTTTAATAGGATCAGCAAATGCAATTGTATGTACGTTGTACTTAAAGTACATCTCTTTAATTAACTGACCAACAGTATCCTTACCAGATCCCTTTGGTCCGGTGAGAGCAATAATCTTCAAACTCATTTCTTCCTACTTAAACCATCAATATAGTTAATGTTACTAAACACATTAGCTATATTATGCGACTGTAGGTGAGAAAAGTCAACTTCTTTTTCGAATTTACCATTCATCAAACCAGTAGGCGAGTCATCAAACAGTACATCGTTAATACCAGCCCATACTGCAGCACTTGAATCCCACGAGAAGATATACCTGTGGTATTCACGTAACAAGTCAATCTCTTTAGGACCATCAACCATTCCTAAACAATGAAAACGCTTATCAGCCAAAGGACCAAGTAGGTTACGTTTCTCAAGCTCTCTAAAAATATTCAAACGAGACAGGTAACGTTGCATTTTGTATGCATCACTACGCTTACCACCTTCAAACGTCGACTCATCAACACCACAAGCAATGGGTGCACCAAGAATTGATAGCCCAATTATATCAATCGATTCGTGGTTCAATCCCCACTCGATGCAATTGATATAGTCACTCATATCACCAAGATTACTTTGCGGAACAAAGAATGTATCAAACCCTGCAGCTTTAAATTCAGGAATCAACCTCTTAGCTGCATCTGTTGTACGTTGCGAGTGTTGCTTTGGGTAGTCAGAGAGAACAATACAATCTGCTTTACATGCGGTACCCATTTCAATCAGCTTATCCGATTCATACATATCGCGACCGAGCTTAAACATCTCAAAAGCACTGTTGTCCATAATCTTATACTTACCGTCATCAAGATTAGCATAGTACTCACAGTACTCTGGATCTTCTTCAACGAGATGAGCTAACAACAAGTGAGCACCATTCGTATTGGTATATCTTTGTAGATAGGGTGTGGGGGAGATATG